CAGCAAATGGCGGCCGGTCAAGGCATCGCAGGCCTCGGGCAGCAGACGTTTGCTCAAGGCCTCTCGGCTGGTCAGGCGCAGCAGGCTCTCGCGCAGCAGTTGTTCGGCCAAGGCGCCACGACTGCTCAGCAGCAGGCTGCGATCGCTCAGTCTTTGTTTGGCCAAGGCGCTACGTCGGCAGCCCAGCAGGCCGCTCTTGCTCAGCAGATGTTTGGCCAACAGGCTACAACCGCTCAGGGCCTTGCCGCCCTTGGTCAGCAGTTGTATTCGCAGGGCACCAACACCGCGCAGGCTCAGGCTGCGATCGGTCAGCAAATGTTTGCTCAGCAGATGGCGCAAGCCCAGCAAGAAGCCGCTTTGGCTCAAATGCTGTACGGGCAAGGCATGGGAGCCTCACAGGCTCAGGCTGCTCTTGCTCAACAGCAGTTTGCTCAACAGCAGGGAATTGGCCAAAACATTCTTGGCGCAGGCCAGCAAGCCTTCCAGCAAGGTCTTGGCTTGGGTCAGGCTCAACAAGGATTGGGCCAGCAGTTATTTGGCCAAAACATGCAGCAGGCCCAACAGCAGGCTGCATTGAGTCAGTTGCTGTTCGGTCAAGGAACGACTGCCGCTCAGCAGCAAGCCGCCCTTGGTCAGCAACTTTTTGGGCAGGGTCTTGGCGTTGGTCAGGCTCTTACCGGCGCAGGTCAGCAAGCCTTCCAGCAGGCTCAGGGTCTCGGCGGAGCGCAGCAGGCAATCGCACAGCAATTGTTCGGGCAGGGTCTCAGCGCCTCGCAGCAACAGGCCGCGTTGGGTCAGCAGGGTTTTGCTCAGCAGTTGGCCGCCGCTCAGGCTCGTCAGGCGCTCGGTCAGGGCCTTTATGGCATGGGATCTGGCACGGCTCAGCAATTGGCAGCCCTCGGCACAGGCGCTCAGGGCGCCGCTCTGCAGGGCGCTCAGGCTCAGTTGGCTGCGGGTCAAGCCCAGCAGCAGACCGCTCAGGCTGGCTTGCAGGCTCTCTACAACCAGTTCCTGCAGCAGCAGGCGTATCCGTTCCAAGTCGCGCAGTTCCTCGGAAACATCGCGATGGGTACGGGCGCGCTCTCTGGCTCGACGACGACTACGACGCAGCCCGGCAGCCTCTTCTCCGACATCCGCACGAAAGAGAATGTGCGCGAAGTTGGTAAGACGCTCGACGGTCAGCCGATCTACTCGTACAACTATAAGGGCGACCCGAAGACTCAGATGGGTCTCATCGCTCAGGAAGTTGAAGAGCGTCATCCCGAGGCGGTCGGTCTCGCTGGCGGTCTCAAGACCGTCAACTACAAGAAAGCGACTCGCGATGCAGAGCGCCGCGGTGAAATCCTCGATGCAGAGTTCTCGCCAATCAGCGAAGGCGGATCTGTCACGCCGTCACGCGCTGGCCTTGGATTCGCCGATGGTGGCGTCCCGATGCCTTCAGATGAGGCGCAGAAAGCCGAAGAGGAAATGCGCCGCAGCCAAGAGCGGCAAGAGGCGCAGAATGCTCAGCGCGCTGCGCAAACAGCAGTTGAAACGGCAAAGCGCGAAGCGCAAGCCGCGGCCCCTGCCCCTGCTCCGCAAGTCGACATGAAGCCGGATCTTAGTGCTAAGCCGGCTGTTGGCGCCCCGGTTCCGACGAAGCAGGACATTCCGACGCAAGCGCCAAACATCCCGCAATTAGCGACTGCAAGCGGCGAAGGTCTTTACAAAGAAGATCCGCGATCGCAAGACGCAGCCACGATTGCCAAATTACTGATTTTTGCGTTCTCCGATCGTCGTATGAAGGAAGACGTGAAGCACATTGGTTTCACGCACGATGGCCAGAAGATCTACAGTTATCGCATCAAGGGCGAGCCGCATACCCAGATTGGCTTGATGGCTGATGAGGTTGAGCGACACAAGCCCGAAGCCGTTGGTTCAATGAACGGCTTGAAGATGGTCGATTATGATCGCGCCACTGAAGATGCAGTGCGCAAATCGCGCGGTGGTTACGCCGATGGCGGTAGCCCGGGCCTTGCAAGCCCTGCCGATATGGCTGCCCTTCTGCAGGCACAAGCGCAGATGTTTGGTCCGTTCGGCGACTACGCTCGCACGTTGACTGGTAACCCGGGCGCACCGGGATATGTACCGGGTGCCAATTTACCTATCGGTAGTTTAGTAACAGCGGGTGATTTGCCGGCTGTACGATCGACCGCAGACGATGTGAAGTCTGCTGTTGAGATTGGCGAAGGCATTAAGAGGTTGCGCACGCCTCCGCCAACAACTAAAAAGACTGAGCCTGCCGGATCAACCACCGAAACAGAAACGCCGGGCGCTGTAGATGGGCGAACCTCTGAAGATTTTTATAAAGATTTCGATGAAAGCAGGTGGGGCGGTTATCGCGGTGGTTTGGCCTACGCCGATGGCGGTCAGGTCATTCCGTATGCAACGCCGACTGCGCTCAACATCCCGGTTGAGATGAAGACACCGGAGTTGATGAAGGCGGGTTCATTGCCGAAGCAGCGCAGCACCATGGATGACATTGCTGATGCGTTGGGTATTGCGTCAGATGCAAAGAATTTGATGCCAAAGGCTTATGGCGGATCGATTGGCCGCAACGGTTATGACGCCGGCGGTAATCCAACGTTAGCAGAGCGCTTTATTCCGGGTATTCAAACGCAAGAAGGCGTTGACGAAAATCGTCGCGCAATGATGGATTTCATTGAGAAGCGAATTCTCAAGAATCCGTACCTAAATACGACCGAAGCCGCGCGTTTGCGTGACGAGCGTTTGCGTATGCAGCCGACGTCTGCTGCTCCGGCAACTACCGGAACGCCTTCTGCGCCTCCCGTAGCACCTGCTGCGACGCGTCCGCAGGCTCCTCGCCCAGTCGCCGATCCGACTGCCGCAAACAAGCCGCTGCCGTCTTCCATGTTTGCCAACCTGCCTGAATCTTTGGAACCGGGCTTGGCTACCGTGGTTCAAAGTCCTGCCGTTGGCGCTGGACCGATGATTATGCCGCCGGCCCCGGCCGCTGCTCCGGCTGGTGGATTGGTTCCGCCTTCTGCCGCTGCGCCTGCTACGACTCCTGCTGCGGCTACGGCGCCGGCTGCTCCGACCGGTTTGCAGCCGCCTGCGGCACCTGCTGCAACGACTCCGGCAACACCGAAGAAGCCCGGCATCATGGATTGGCTGCGCAAGGAAGAGAACTACATTCCGCTCCTTCGTGGCGCTGCCGCCGCTGCTGCCGCTCCGACGCAATACACGCTGCCCGCGCTGCTCGTTGGCGCAGGCGCGTACGGAAAGGCCAAGGGCGACATCATGGAGCAGTTGGCTGAGATCGAAGCCACGAAGGCCGGCACCAAGGCAACAGAGGCAGGCACGCGATCGACCAACGTTCAGATCGCCGGCATGATGCGAAACGGCCAAATCGTATCGCAAGGCGGCCGTGAATTTGTGATCTTTGCTGACGGTTCGAGAATGTTGTTAGGTCAATATCTCGCATTGACTCCGCAGCAAAGAGCGAATTTGCCGCTCTTGGGTCAGGAGCAAATGCCGGGCTTGATCACAAGCGGAGGCGTGACGCCGCCTGCTGCGACGCCTGCGGCTACTCCTACTGTTTCTCCGACTGCGCCACCGGTAACTCAGCCGGCTGCAGCGACTGGTTCGCCGACGACTCAACCGCCAACCGCGGTTACGCCGCCCCCCACTCCGGCAGCCCCGGGAACGTTGGCGCAATCTGGTGAAACTCAGTTCCGACAAAATGCTCCAGTTGGTGAACGCCGATGGCTTGGTTCAGAGGGCGCAAAACAGTTCAAGCAAGATCTTGCTCGATTCCAAGAAATGCCAACCGAAGACAAGCGTGCGCTAATTGCGGAAAACGCAAAGTATCAAGGAATTGTTGATACTGGCGCACAGGCCGCCGTTGATATGGGTCAAAACCTTAATCAGATGGCATCGATGATCCTTCCGTTGCCTGATGGCGGTCTTGCTGCGACAGGTAAGTTGGCATCGTATCGCCGAACTGCTCAGCAGATTGCTAACGACATCATTGGCACTATTGCTGGCGCTGTTGGCGCTGACCCTGCTGATTATCGAATCAACGAAGATGATCTTGCTAAGGGAACTGCTGCCGACAAAATTGGCCGATTTATGGCATTTGCCGCAGCAAATGGAGCGGGCCAAGATTCGCTCGGCGGACTTGAAACCGCGAAAGCAATGGTCCCAACAACCGACATATCTAAAACAGAAGCCGTTCAGTTGCTTGCTGGCATGTATATCGACAAGCAACGCGCGCTTGATATGCAGAACTATGTTCGAGAATACGTCGCTCAAGGCATAGGCTCTGGAATGTCAGAGGCAGTTCTAATTAATAGCGCTATGAACGCATTCCGTAGAGAAGCGTTGTATAACGATCGCGCATATAACGAGCGAAAACGCGCGATGTCTGCGTTAATGTCTAGGAAAAACCCTGCTGGTGTGACGATGTATGAGCAATTGATGAAGAAGGCTTATACACCGGACGAAATTGATCAAATTGCAGCAGATGCTCTTTATGGCGGAAGAGGCAAGTACCCGAAGATTACGGGCATGGCAAATATCATCCTCGGCATTTGAGGTGAGTAATGGATGATTTTTATAAAGATTTTTATGGCTCAGATGAGCCGCAAGAGAAGCCTCCCGAGTCGGTAGCGCAGACTGGCCGACCTGCGCCTGCTCGCCAGCAACCTGCAAACGATTTTTATAAAGACTTTTATGGCGATCAAACGCAAAAACCTCCTGCAGGTGAAGGAAAAGCGCCGCCAAAACAACCATTAGATACAAGTGCAAAACAGCCTGCGCGTGTACCAACTCGCTTTCAAAAAGCGAGAACCGCTCCTACTACGCCTGAGCCTGAACTGACTTTCGCTGACGCTGCAAGTGGCGCGGTTAAGAATTTTATTCCTAGTTTTGGCGGGGTTTTAAAAGCATATGGCAGCGCCATTACTAATCCTCAGCAAACTATTGCCGGTCTGCGCGAAATAGGTCGAGGAATCATTTCAAAAGGCGCTTCTGCTGTTGGCGTTGAGAAAACGCTAGAAGAGCGCGCTAGAGATGAACAAGTATTGAATTCGATGATTGATGATTATGCGCAAACATATGGATCAAAGCAGGGCTTTTATAAAGCGCTATCAGAAGATCCTGCCAGCATCCTGATGGACTTTGCGACCGTTGCTTCCGGTGGCGCTGGCGCTGCTGGTAAGGCTGGTCTCATCAGCGAAAAGGCCGCCCTCACGGCAGCAAAAAGAGCAAGTTTGATTGACCCCGTGCAAGCGGCGATTGCGACTGCAAAGGGCGCTGGAAGTTTAACTGCGAAAGCAGCCCGAACTGCGTCGTATGTTGGAACCGGTGTTCGCCCGCAATACTTGAAAGTTGCTACCGAAGTCGGCCGAAGTGGTACGCCTGAGCAAGTCGAACTGTTTAAGGCCATGCAGCAAGACCCGTCCCGACAACGTGAGATTATCGAAATGGCTTCGCAAGGCCTCGATAAAGCATCACAAGACAGGGCAAATCAATATTTGTCTGGTAAAGGCGCGCTTTCAAAAACAGCAAACGTGAACTTCACCGAGGCTGGTCGAAAGTTAGGCAACTTGCAAGACGAATTTAAGCAAAAGATGACGAGTGGCCCTGACATTGAACTGAATGAAAGCGCGCTTAGGACTCTTGGTGATATTGAATCCAAGTTAATTTCTTTTGCAAACGAACCTTTAGGAAGTAGCGCTCGCAGCATTTATGGCGCGGATCGCCTGAAGCGAGCAATTGGAACGATTAGAGATTCTGCTCGCGGTGACAAACAGTCATACAGAGTGGCATCTGAAATGTATAACCAAGTGCGTGATGCCATCAACGCCGCAGATCCGCGCTATATGAAAGTGATGGAAGAATACGAGCAAATGTCTGATTTCTTGAATGAAATGAGGCAAACGTTTGGTGTTGGCACAAAATTGTCTGATACCGCGATTCTTCGTCGATTAACTAAGGCTGATTCTCCAATGCAACAAGAGTTGCTTGAGAATCTTGGAAAATATGCGCCTGATTTGAAATATGCGATTGCTGGCGCTGCGACTTCAGAATGGGTTCCGGGCGGTATACGTCAGGCCCTTCTTGGCTCGTTGCCGTTCTATGGATTTGCTTCTCCATTTGCTGCCGTAGGCCATTTGGCTGCTTCTTCCCCAAGGTTAGCCGGGGCTGTTGCACTAAAGGCTGGTCAGGCTGGCAAATACGGGGCAAAGGCAACGCAGCCCCTTGTAACGACTCCGTTGTATTACGCCGGGCGAGCAGGCGAAGAAGTTGCTGGCGGCGAACTCGAACCAACGCCAGAGAAATCTGAATTTGCAGAGTATTTTGGACCTGTTGTTCCTCAAGATGACACGTTCAGCAGAATGCTTGGCGTTGAAAGCCAAAATCGTCAGTTTGACGAAAATGGCAACACCATTTTAGGGCCAGAGGTGCAAACAGAATTTGGCCCGAACCGAGCAATCGGCAAAGCCCAAGTAATGCCGTACACCGGTCCAGAGGCTGCGAAAGCCGCTGGGTTGGAGTGGGACGAGAATCGTCTGCGCACTGATGAGCAGTACAACGAGGCTTTGGGTCGCGCGTATTACCAGAAGCAATTACAAGCCTTTGGTGGTGACGAGCGGCTTGCCGCGGCAGCGTATAACGCCGGCCCCACTCGCGTACGCGATGCTTTGAGAAAGGCGCAAGAGAGCGGCGGATCGTACGTCGATTATTTGCCTGCAGAAACGCAAGACTATCTGCGTAAAGTGTTTGGCTCCGCTTCCGGCGGTCGTATTGAGCGCAGATCCGGCGGCCGCGTCGACAATGTCGAGCGTCTCGTTGGCCAGTTGATGCTGCGCACGAAGCAGGCCAAGCGCGAGACAACGAAAGCGACGGAACCTTTACTTGACCAGCCTGACGAATCGATCGTAAAAGCCCTCGACGTGGCTCAGCAGGCGATCTAGGAGTAACGAATGGCCAGCACATTTACAACCAACAAGTCGATCGAAAAGCCGGGCAACGGCGACTACGTCAATACGTGGTCGACGCCTGTTAACGACGACTGGGACATTATCGATGCTTCGCTGGGCGGCACCACGACGCTGAACGCCACTGGTGCATCGGGCACGGTCACTTTGACGGTTGGCCAGTATCGTCCGCCAACCATCATCGTTTCTGGCGTACTCACAGCAAACGTGACGTACTCGCTGCCGTCTGGTGTTGGTGGTCAATGGGTTGTCTACAACATCACGACTGGCTCGTTCACGGTAACGCTGGCAAGCGCAGGCGGCGGCACATCGGTTGTCATCACGCAGGGCAAATCAACGCTGCTGTTCTCTGACGGCACGAACGTACGCTCTGGTGTGTCGGATATTCCGATCACTGCGGGTGGTTCATCGGGCCAAGTGCAGTTTAATAACAGCGGAAGCCTTGGCGGATCTGCCAACTTTACGTACGACGGAACCGGCATTGTGGTTCTTGGCGCCACAGCGCTTGCCGAACTGCGCGTACGTAACACCATCCGAATCTACGGCTCGCTGTCTGGATATACCGGAATCACTGTTCCGGCATCGGCCGGATCTACCACATACTCCTTGCCGTCCGCCGACGGAACGAGCGGTCAGGTTCTGACCACCAATGGATTAGGCCTGCTTTCTTGGACGACAGTTTCTGGCAGTGGTACCGCTGGTGTCACATCATTTAGTGGTGGCACCACTGGCCTTACCCCGGCTCTTGCCACTACAGGCGCTGTGGCACTCGGTGGCACTCTTGCTGTTGCAAACGGTGGTACGGGTCAAACCACGTATGCCGATGGTGAGTTGTTAATCGGTAACAGCACTGGCAACACGCTAACCAAAGCAACGCTGACTGCTGGCACCGGCGTCACAATCACCAATAGCGCAGGCGCAATTACTATTGCGTTTGACGTTTCATTCCAGAATGCGCAGGACTACATCGTTCAGTCCTACGGCATTGTTTAATAAGTGCTGTAAGGTTTTTAGGAAAGGCGATGACTACGATTCAGGATGTAGAGAGCAAAGTTGATAACCACATTGATGTGTGCGCAGTTCGATATGAAGGCATTGCCACAGAAATGCGTGGTGTCAATGCTCGTCTAAAGCGAATCGAGCAAATTTTTATTGGTACCGCCGGATTCATAATTGCTTTGCTTTTGGGTTTAGTGATCAAGGGGTTGTGACATGAGCGAAGACATCGAAATGCTGCGAGAGCAAGCGCGCGCGGAATTGCAGCGCCTCGAAGCCAACAGCAGCGCCAAAGACGTTGCGGGTAAAGCCATCGGTAAGGACGGCCTCAAGTACATCACGGCCATCGTTGTCATCGGCGTGCTCTCTAGTCTTGCGCTCGATACCGACAAGATCGCTGCGGTAATGGGGCTGCTCGGTGCATCGCTTACGGCGCTGATCTCGATGCTCGCAAGTATTGCAGGCGCGACCGAGAAGGAAGACAAGCCTGAGTTCGCCGTGATCAAGGAACTTATCGCCAAACTCGATAGGCTCGATCGCAAGGAGATGCCGATGCGCGTCGACGTTGAAGGCGACCATGTCACCGTCACCAAGGGCGACGATGTAGTGAGGGCCTCTAAATGATGACGTTAGTCAGCACGTTTTTATCTTTCCTTGCGGGCGGCTTGCCCAAGATCCTTTCAATCTTTCAAGACCGTCAAGACAAGAAGCATGAGTTGGCGCTTGTTGCCGCGCAGAAGGAGCGAGAACTAGCGTTGGCTGAGCGTGGTTTTCTCGCGCAGGCTCGCGTCGAAGAAATCAAACTCGAACAGATACAGACGCAGACGTCCGCTGAAGAGCGTCAGGCTCTATATCAGCACGACATCGAGATTGGTAAAGGCGCCTCGCAGTGGATGATCAATCTGCGTGCATCGGTACGTCCGGTAGTGACGTATATCTTTGTGCTGGAGTTGGTCGCGCTGAACATCGCAGGCGTGTGGTACGCGTACACGACTGGCATCCCGTTTGCGATCGCGATGGAGAATGTTTTCTCTGATGACGAGATGCTTATTCTGTCGTCAATTATTGCCTTTTGGTTCGGCACGCAGGCGTTCCAGAAAAAAGGTTGATCGTGAAGGTTAGCGCTGAAGCGATCGAGATGATCAAGCACCATGAGGGCGTAAGGACGCGCCCTTACAGGTGCCCTGCGTTACTTTGGACCGTGGCCGTGGGCCATGTAATTGATCCAACCCATGCGACAGTAAAGTATGAGGAACGGCGCGCCTTACCGATACCCGCAGGCTGGGATCGCACTCTCACGATGGACGAGGTGGACCAGATACTTGGTCAGGACCTTCGTCGGTTTGAGCGTGGCGTGGTTCGACTTTGCCCTGCTGCTGTTGGCAATCAGGGAATCTTCGATTCTTGCGTCAGTTTTGCCTTCAACGTGGGTCTCGGCAATTTCCAGCGTTCTACCCTTCGGATGAAGACAAACCGCGGTGACTTCGAAGAGGCGGCCGAAGAGTTTATGAAATGGACGAAGGCCGGTGGTCGCGTCCTGCCCGGCCTTGTGAAGCGTCGTCGAGATGAGCGTGCGCTTTATCTGTCGGGACTTAAGTAAAGACCTTAACCTTGCCGACCCAGCGCGAATTAACCGCGACCTCGCCGACTTGGTAATACTGGCCCGACTCGCCGTCTTTGTAGATCTCGCGCACGACCATGATCCCCGACTCCTGCAGGTCGTCGACGAACTCCGCCAACCCTTCCGCATCGTAGTCGCAGATGATTTGGTGCACCGGGTTCCCCGCCCGGCTTGGCATGTTCATAGTGATCTGGAAACGCATATAAGCCTCTATTAGCGATAAAGCAGCAGATTATAGGGTAGAGCCGTACTTGGCGATCAAAGCGGCGTCTGATCGGCCGTCGTCCTTTTTACGCGAGAACATGGTCGAGTATTGGGGGAACAACTGCATGGCGCGCTCCCGGGAGCCGTCCTTGCCCGCCCGGATGCCCATGGCCTTCATCCATGCCTGCGGGGTGACATGGGTTACCGGGATCTCGTAAGCGGCCAGCACACCCTCGATAACGCCGACCGATCGGCCAAACGAGAACATGCTGGAGACGCCCTGCCCGGGCATCGCCGAGACGCGCTCCATGTAGGCCTTCTTGATGCCGCGGCCGGCAATCAGATCGGCAAGCAGCGCAGGGCTGACCTCGCGTTTGTTCTTGCCGTTGCGGGTGACCTCGACCGTCGGCATGTCCATAACGACCAGCACGTCGATGTCGGTTTCGTAATACGCCATGGCCCCGTTGAGGCCCGGATCAATGCCTAGTATCACCATGATTTGATTCCATGTCCTCGATAGTTTGTTTCATAAATTCCAGATGCCGGATACATGCCGCGGCGATGCTGCCGATATGCAGGTAATTCCCTTCATCGACCGCCATCACCATATCGGGCGATATCAATTGCAGCGCAGCGA